CTCGCTTTCTTGTCAACCTTAGCAAAGGCTGCGTTGATTTCTTCTGATGTCAGGCTTCCGTCTGCTAGATAGAAGCGGGCTAGTGCTTCAAGCACTCGCGCTGCGCCAAGAGCGCCAGCAAGTGTTGCTGCTTGCCATACTTCGATACCGACTAGAGAGCCAGCGCCGATAACTCCGAGTGCTTCGGCAGCGATGACTGCAAAAATTCTCATCATTACATTTTTTAGTGTATCCATTATTTATCATCCTTTGGGTTGCGTAGTGGATAAGTAATTGCCCAAGCAATGAGTGTGCCTGCAATGGCATAACCAACTACTGTCTTGGCTGAACCATCAAGGACAACCCAGGCGATGAACATGCCTAGTAGAGTCCACAGTTGGTCAACCATATCTTTCATTATCTTCTTCATGGTTTTCTCCTATAGGCTGCTGCTCCCGCTGCACCTGCTGCTGTAACTGCAGCCTGTCCAGCGATGACTGATGCGACAATAATCTTTTCTGATTCTTCTCTTTCTTCATCTGACATATCAGCACCGATGCTTGCGATAGCAAGTAGCGCTTGTGCTGGGTCAGTAAAGATTGCTTCAACTAATGCCGCTGGGTTCTCAAGTACCACAAGGGCTGCTGCTACCTCGGCTGTGATAACAACCTCGTTGCCGTTCTCATCTTGACGAACTTCAACAGGAGTTTGTGCGGGTAGGTCTGCGTATGTAAGTCCAGCATTTGCGATTGCTGCTGCTGTTACTGGCTCGCCACCTGCTGCTTCAATAATTGCTTCCGCAACTACAGCCTTTTCTTCTTCGGTTGCGTTCTCATCTGCTACCATAGGAGTATGAGATTCTTCAACAGGTTCAGGCAATGGTTCAGGTTCTATTTCTGGGATTGGTTCAGGTTCGGGCGCAAGTTCAGGCGCTTCATCAACAGGTTCTGGAGCAGGCTCAGGAGCAGGCTCGGTGGGTGGTACTTCCGCCTCTGGTACTGGGTCTGGGATAGGTTCTGGTAATGGTTCCTCCACGGGAGGAGCAGGTTCTTCTACAGGAGGTTCAGTCTCCACTGGAACAGGCTCTGGAGCAGGCTCAACAGGAACTGGCTCTGGCTCTGGAACGGGTGCAGGCTCAGGTGCGGGTTGCACTGGTTGAGGCGCAGGTTCTGGCACTGGTTGCGGAGATGGCTCAGGTTGAGGCTGAGGTGAAGGAGATGGTTCAGGCTCTACCGAAGGCGGCGTGGAAGGCACACTTGGAGTTGGTTCAGGAGAAGGAGTGACGGGTGTTTCAGTATTTGATGTTGCTGTTGTCGTTTCTGTTGGGTTGGTGGCTGTCGCAGTATCGCTACTTGTCGCAGTCGAAGTCTCGCTTAGAGCAGTGGAAGTCTCAGGAGAAGGAGTGGATGTTGCAGTTGAACTCTCACTCGGAGATGGTTGTGGAGACGGAGATTCTGTTGGTTCAGGAGAGGGAGCAGGCTCGCTTGGCGATGCAGAAGGTGATGGCTCGTCAGTCGGAGTTGGAGATGGCTCTGGACTTGGCTCGCTCGAAGGCGATGGTTCAGGAGAAGGCTCTGGGCTGGGACTTACAGTAGACACCACGCCATTGTAATAACCCAAAGTAGTATCACTAAGGTCATCACTAATGTAAGTAGTAAATCCCTGTGCATACCCACCTTCACAGAACAACCGAGGGATGTACCCCCTACCTTCAAAGAACTGTTGGCTGTTGTCCCATCCAATCTGAAATGATTGTTGGGTTCCATTTGGACTGGCACATATAACATTTGCTCCACCCTGTGCTGCGTTAGCAGAAGGAAAGAAGAAAGATGTTCCGAATATAATAAAACAAACTGCAAGTAAACGGGGAAGTTTCACTTGAACCTTTCAGTTATTTGTTGCGTTCACATAAGATTTCATAGATACGGTCAACGCGTTCCTCTAGTCTGTCAACGGAATCGCGGAGGCTTGACCCAGAGTTGGGTCTTAATTCAGAAAGATAATGTTTGACTAACCATCGCACTGCTGCTACAAAAGCACCAACGATGGTAGCAACTGAGACTGCAAGGGCAGCCCAATCTGTAGGTGACATGCTTTACACCACCGTTCTAGCAATGACTTGGGCAATTCCACCGTATCCAGTGAAACCGCTCTTAGGTGGAGTGGTGCGAGTGAAGGTAACTTGTTCAATGATTGCTTCAATAGGCTCACCGCCTGCGGTGAAGTCCTGGATAATAACTGTTTCTCCAGCACCTTCTACTGTTTCTAGTGCATTTAAACGCTGTCTTGCATAGCCATCAAAGCCAATTATGTTACCTAGTTTGTCTGTTTCTTTGTCGAAAATAAGGATTGGAATTTGGATAACGCGAGCGCGTGTAGGAGTAGGCAAAGCCTTAGCGGAATAACCATACATAACAGCGCCAGTCGTAGCAGTCGTTGAGTTACGGTAGAGGTTGAAGCGGAACGCAGCATCAGGTGATACATCCGCAAATACCAGAGCAAGGTCGTAGTCGTATTGCTCAATGTTACCTTGCGCAATAGTAGTGAGTGCATCTGAAACTGTCTCTTTAACACGGGCAATTTGAATATCTCCTTGCAATGTTTCTGGGTGACGAATACGGATACGCTTCCATGCTTTGTTTTCAAGGGTATCAAAGCGGATAAGACCAGTCTGAATAGTTCCTTCTTCAACTAAATCTGTTGCATGCTCTAGCCACAATCCTGAGTTCTCTACAGTAAAAGCCTTGCGCCCGTTATTAAAGATTGCTACAGCCCATACAGCGCCAGTCACGCCAGTGGCTGCTAAGTCTGTGGCGTAGGCATACCCACCGTTAGATAGTGGCGCACCAAGGTTGATGCGTATTAAGCCAGACTGTCCACCTACACCAGCATTAACGCCAGCCCATACATAGTTGTTAGCGGCAGCAAACGAATACACATCACCTGTTGATTCAAATACCAGTGGACCGTATGTGATGTTGCCTTCTGTATCTACAACACCTACGCGTACGCCTCGGTTAGTTCCAATCATTACATAGGCACCAAGGTAGCCGTAGGCTGCCGTAAGGATTTCGCTTTTGGGTAAGATAACTGTACGCACCATAGTGCTAAGCGCACCAGTACCATCAACAGTAATTTTAAAAAGGAAGCCTTCGTCTCCTGAAAACCCGCCAACATAAATAGCGTTACTTGACTCAGTAACAGCCATGAATCGAAAGCCAATGGGCAATGTGGTTGAGCCGTTAACTGCGGTAAGTGTGCTGATGTTGATGGATGAACCAGTGTTGCGGGCTAGTTCATATACAAAAGTATTCTTATTGACATCTGTATAGCCAAGGATAAAGCGTTGCTTGACATAACCAATGTGCGCAGTTGCTGCGTTGGCTGTGTTAATTGCGTAGTCTTGGTGCAAAGCAGGAGATGCTGCATCAAAAGAGTAGCGCCACACCTTCGTAGGTGTAACAATAAACAAGTCGTTGCCACCCATGGCAGCATACAAAATGTTTTCAGTAATGTCAGTATTGTTTAAGACAGTAGTTTCTGTGCCATTAGTTGCAATCTTAAGTACACGAATAGTCTCAGTAGATGCACCAGTTACTTTAATAAGAAAGTCTGCACCATTGATGGTAGTTGAAAACACACCTGCTCTTGATGTTGAACCTTCTTGTAGGGTGGTTTTCTTAAGTAACTTAAGTTCGCCAGCAGTCCAAGGGTCAATGCCAGTAGATGATTTGTAACGAAACTTTATCTGCTCGGTGTCGCCTTCCAATGGCTCAGCATAGTTAATGCCTTGCCCTAGATGGAAGGATGACTGAGAGCGAATCCAGTAGCCTGAGCCAGAGAGCGACTGCTCACCTGGGTCACGCCCGTTGTCAAAGCGCTGAGTACGAAACTCAGCAGTCTGTCGGCGGTAAGGGGTAGAGTCAGTAATAGCAAAGACAAACGGTAAGCCCGCGATTGCGATGTCAAATGCATTGCTTGTGATTTCGTAGTATTGAGATACGGAACCAGATAGGTCAATGACTGGGCGTTCGGTAATATGGGGCGCACGGCTAGTGATTGCCACTGATTCTCCTTAGTATGGTAAAAGTTCTGCCTCATCTATTGCATCATCAATAGTATGAGTCCGTTCAGATGTGCATGTGCCTTCTTGATACGGCATTAGAGAACGATTGTTGCTGCTTCTTCTTCAGTAAGCGGTGTGCCTGCTACCAACTTAGCCTTAGCAGATGCCTTGAGTGCAGCAAGTGCTTCTGCTGCTGCTGTGCGTTCTGTTTCTGCTGCTGCAAATGCTGCTATATCCGCTTCGCGTTGTGCTATTTCCTCTGCCGTAAATGGGCGCTCAGTAACTTCGCCAGTTGTGCAGTTTACCTCTATTGTTGTTAGTTCTGTCATTTTATTCTCCTTATGATTTTAGTATGCCGTAAAGTGAAGCAGTTGTGTGTTGTGCAAAATTGCCATAGTCCAGCGATAAAGTTATTTGGTTAATTGCCGCAGTACCGTTCCATAATCCAGCGCCCATCCCCGATATTGCATCATAAGATGTAACATTTTGGTGTGCTGCATTATCAATAGAAAAAGATTTTTGTTGGCTTCCTGTGTAGTTAGGAATATAATAATCTGTATTGCTAAAAGTGCTAGCAGTATAAGAAGAAGAATTTACATACCCTGCAAAGGTTCCACCACCAAAACTTGCTACAACCCCACCAGTTGTACGCAACCATGTAGAAGTATATGTAGTTCCAGTATTGTTAAACTTAATGATTGAAAGCAATGCATCGCGGTCAGGAGAAGTAGTTGTTCCTCTTGCGCTTACTTTTAATACTAAATCTGTATAAGTGCTAGGAATAGAAGAAAAGTCAAGGGTTGTTGAACCGCCTGACCCAACAGTAATGGTGCTGCCAATTTGAACAAATGTATTAGCCATAGTTACGCCGCCTTAATTCCATAGATGGTTATGTTAGTTCCAGCAGCAATAGATGCATTTGAAAAAACTAAAGACAAACTGTTGATTGCCGCGGTACTTCTATAAAGACCAGCACGGGCTTCCACATTAGTAGAAGATACGCTAGATGACCTAATAAGCAAACTTTTATTTGTTGTAGTATTTGCGTAATTGTTAATGTGCATTTGAACAACAGTATATGTTGATGTAGATGAAGCATAAAAAGTGAATCCTGAATCATTACTACTGCGATATGAATTGTAAGATGTTCCGTTTCCTACTAACGGTGTGCCTGAATAAAGAGAACTAGCATCACCATTAAATCTTAATCTCATAAAGTCCCCGTTATTAGCAGAGTAAAGAACATGCGCTACAACTACTAAGTCGGTGTAGGTACTAGGAATTGAAGATAAAGTTATTGCTGTTGTACTTGCTCCTGTGTGAGTAAAGGTTTGGATTGGTTCGTATGTAAGTGCCATTTATTTAACTCCATAAAGCGCAAAGGATGAATACGGTTGCCAGTCTGAACCGTCAGAGGCAGTAAAAGAAATTGAATTTATTGCAGTTGAAGAATTAAGCCAAACTCCATCGTTAAAATTTGCTGAACCACCAAAACCTGCAACAGTTCCATTTAAATCTATGCCATTAAGTGACCGAGCCGCTTTGCATTTAGAAACCGAAGCATAATCAAATATATCTATAATGCTTATTACAAAATTTGTAACCGAAGTTCCAGGTTGTCCAGTCATTATTTGATTTTGATTGGCAGTACCGCCTGTTTGAACTCCACTTGTTGTATCGCCACCACCAAAACCCGTTAAAGAGGTGGTAGCATAGTTAGCGGCTGAGTCTCCGTTAAAGCGCATATTCATATCGCTTACTGGGTAAGTTGCACGGTTACCTTTGTGAAACGCTCTAATTTGCAAGTGCTTGTAAGTGCTTGGAATACTAGAAAATGTAACTGTAGTTTGAGCAGAAGATAGGGTATAGGTTTGAATAGAATCAAACGCACCATCATCAACTATAGAACTTTGGTCCCAGAACTTACTGCGCTTAGAGCCAGTAGAAATACTGGCTGTTTTAAGACTACGGATTCCCATTATGCCTCCAAGGTATGTGCTGCATTGGTGCAAACCCAATGGCAAGTATCTTCATTAAGTGTTGCTTCGTTATGGCACTTAGGCGGAATAAAAGCATCACGAATTGAATCGTATGTATAGCCAATTCCAGCGTAGTTTTTGCGGATATTGTTGTTGTAAGATGTACGCTTGCAAACTTGTCCTCGAAAATTACCGTACCAAGTTTCAGGGTCTAGCCCTTCAATGAGTTCTGTTTCGTTAATACCAGCAATTACTTCTGTTACTATGTTATTATTATCTAAAAAAGCGTAGTGTGCCATTATGCAAAACTCACATTTCCTGTACCCGCAGTAATTGTAGTTACTTTATTTGCTCCAACTGTTGCGGTTGTACCTGTTAGACCAGCACCAATAGTAATTGTTTTAGAAGATGGATAAAGCAATATAACAATACCTGAGCCACCGTTACCACCGCTAGTAAACCCATTGTTAGATGAACCACCACCACCGCCACCACCTGTGTTTACGGAAGCATTGCTGCCGTTTCCGTTACCAGTACCACCTGCACCACCACCGAAAGTTGCAGCGCCATTGTTCACAACTGCACCGCCACCGCCACCACCCGCTAAAGATAATGTTGTGCCAGTAATACTTGTAGTTAATCCACTACCGCCAGCGCCACCATTGTTTGTACTAAAAGCATTTGCGCCTACCGAACCAGCACCGCCACCACCACCGCCGCCGCCATTGGTGTCATTTGAATAAGGAAGCCCTGAACCGCCCGCATAGCCTTGGTTAGTTGTTCCAGCAAGACCAGCACCACTGATAGCACCGCCACCGCCTGAACCGCCAGTAGTTCCACTGCCACCAAAAGTGCTACCGCCACCACCACCGATAGCAGTAATAGTAGTAAACCCTGTACCAGAAATAGATGAATTAGTGCCTTGTAAACCACCACCTGAGCCGCCATCGCGACCAGTAGCACCAGCACCGACTGTAATTGTATATGCACTTGTTGTAAGTGATAATTGACTTACGGCGCTACCGCCACCGCCTGATGAACCAACAGATGAAATGTATCCACCCGCTCCACCGCCAGCCGCTTTAGCATTTGTTGAATACCCGCCACCACCAGCACCACCGCCAGCGACTACAAGGTAGTCTAAAAATAAAGGTATTACTGTTGTCTGGTCCCATAGTTTTTGATACTTTGGCAACCCTTGAGCCACCGTTGATGTTTTAAATCTACTGATTGCCACAGTATTACTCCTAAGTTAATTAAGCGATTTCTGAACCGAAGATGCTGAAAGTCATATCAGCAGATGATGCGTAAACTGTTATTACATCTGCAGCATTAACTGTAATGCCGAGAGTTAGTGCGGTTGAATCGTTTGCAGCAATAGCAATGTCGTAGGCGACATAGTGTGTGTTTGCAAGCGTTGCTCCGTCTGGTCGAATTGCAATGCGGTATGAACCAGCAGCGGCTGCTCGGTTACAAACTACGATTGTTGAAAGTACCGCTTCTGTAGCGGAAGGTACTGTGTAGGCTGTTGTGGCGGTTGTAGCAGAAGGTGCCACCTGACCCAAGACCTTATATGTATTAGCCATTGTTTATGCTCCCATGAGTAGTAGTGGATTTAAACCAGCATCAGATGCTGCTGATTCTTTTGCTAGTGGGATACCGCCAGCCGTTACGCCATCGTGTACCACAACTGTATTTTTGGTGGTGTCAACTGTAAGTTCACCAGCCAAACCTGTAAATGTAGAGTGTTCTGCAGTAGTTCCTCTACGGCGTTGAAATGCGAAACTCACCTTATGCTCCCATCATCATTAGAACACTTGGCAGTGGGTCAGTAGTAATTGCTGCCCACGATGCTGTGCTTCCGTCTGTTGTTAAATACTTCCCACCGTTACCTGATTGTGATGGAAGGCTGACTGGGGCTGCTGCCCATGTAACACCATTGGTTGCAGTAGATGAGGCTGTTAGCAAGAAACCATCGGTTCCAACTCCAAGGCGTACTATTGTGTCTGGTGCGCTGGCAACAAGTAAATCACCTTTAGCATCTGCCACTGTTGCAAGAACTGCAGTACCTAGAAGGGCAGCACTTGATGCTGCAGCCGTTGCGCTATCTGCGGCGGATGTAGCAGAGGTTGCTGCTGCAGTCGCTGAGGATGCTGCGCTAGTAGCAGATGTTGCTGCAGCGCTTGCGCTAGATGCCGAAGCAGTAGCACTGGATGCAGATAGTGTCGCACTTGATGCTGATAGAGATGCGCTAGTTGCTGAACTGGATGCGCTAACTGATGCGCTAGATGCAGATGCAGAAGCGCTTGATGCACTTGTTTCTGCAGCGGTAGCAGAATTTGCTGCCGATGTAGCGCTAGTGGCTGCGTTAGTTGCTGATGTTCCAGCAGCGGTAGCACTGACCGAAGCAGACGATGCAGATACGGCAGCCTGCGCAGAAGATGCAGATGCATTGTTAGCACTTGTGTTTGCAGCGCTTGCTGAGGTAGCAGCGCTTGAGGCGCTAGTTGCAGCCGAAGATGCACTGGTTGCTGCACTCGAAGCACTGGTTGCTGCAGATGCAGCGACAGTAGCAATGTTGATATAAGTAGTAGATGTTGTGTCTGTGACTGTAATGCTACCCATGTTACGAACAAGACCAGCACCTGTAAGACCAGTTACTGCTACAAAAGAACTGTTTGCTGCCGTTGCAGAACCTGCTGCAGAGGATGCAGATGTTGCTGCACTTGCTGCAGATACAGCAGCCGCTGTCGCAGAGGCACCTGCGCTAGATGCCATTGTGTCAATGTAACCTTTGTTGGCTGCATCGGTAGATGACTCAGGTGTAGCAAGACCAGTAATCTTGTTTGCACCCATTGCAATAGCGCCAGTCATTGTGCCACCAGTAAGTGATAACTTACCTGCCAAAGCATTGGTCATTGTTGTTGCAAAGTTTGGGTCATCGCCAAGAGCCTCTGCCAACTCATTGAGAGTATCAAGAGTTCCAGGTGCTGAGGCAACGAGGTTAGATACCTGAGTATCTACATATAACTTAGTTGCTGCATCTGCGTTAGAAGATGGGGTTCCAAGTCCTGTTACCTTGAATCCACCAGCAGCAAGGTCGCTACCCAGAGTATCGCTAGTAAGAGTCTTGTTAGAAATCGTTTGTGCTGCATCAAGAATTGCCACAGTTCCTGTGACATTTGGAAGCGTAATAGTGCGGTCAGAAGTTGGGTCAATAACCGTAAGCGTTGTTTCAAAAGCATTGGCAGTTGCTCCTTCAAATACAATGCTTGCATCTGTCAGAGTTAGCCCTGATACAAGTGGGGATGTAAGTGTTTTGCTGGCTAGAGTTTGTGTCTTAAGTGTGCCTACTACATCACCTTCGCCTGAGGCGATACCGTGAACATGTGTGTCAACATTGTTTAAGATGCCTGAGTCAGATAAGAATCCGCGTGCTGCAATGTGTGTCTGCAGTTCTTTGAACTCGCGGGCTGAGATACCGTGGCGAATAGTTGCTCCAGCAGAGTGTGCTACAGCCTGTGTGTTGTCCTGCCCACGATAAACCTGGAGTGTAGTTCCGCTACCGCCGTAGACGGTAACAACTTCTTCTTTGTTTGTATCGGGGTCTACAAGGAGTGAGTAAGGAAACGATGATGGGAATCCTGATACTGAGGCTATAACAAACGATGTGTTTGCATCACCTTGAGATTGAGAAGCAAGAGCAGCAGTAAGAGTAGTCTCTACTGCAATGGCGGAATAGTTCCGCTTTAGTGTACCTGGGTCGCCTGCTGCCATTTATTTACCTATCTTTGATAGTGGGAACGAGTTGGATATTGACGGCGCTGATTCTCAGCAACTTCATTTAAACGCTGCTGATAAACATTAAACAAGAAGCGTGATGTTGATTCACCTGTGCGAGCGCCTTGCTGCATATCAAGAGCATCGGCTGATGCTGACTGCGGTGCTAGGCGTGATGGGTCAATAAAGGAAATCATACGGAACGCTGCTCCATAGATAACCACATCTTCTGCATAGTTAGGTAACCCTGTCCAAGTTGAGAACTCTTGGTCACCATCTGTGAATACTGTTGGGCGCTTGCCGAAAGCCACATTGACTTTACGCCCTGGCATTATTGGACTAAGAACGCTTACGCTCTTACCCAGTTCACCTGCCGTACCGAAGGCTGTTGGGTTAGCCATACGGTCAAAGTTATATGCACGAACAGGGAGCCACTCTTTAGATGGTCCGATTGTTTCGTGTGTGATATTAAGAATTTGCTCTGCTGCATCTGGCAAATCGTATGTTGTTCGGTTAGCGATATAAGTAAACTCTGTCTGACCTACGCCAAATACATTTGGATACATTGCATTAACGGTGTCGTTAATGGCACGCTTAATCTCATTGCGTGGGAATAGCGGAGCAACAGTTACCTTTGCATTTGTTGCATGCACTGCCGCAGTAGTACCACGCTGTCCTCTACCCCAAGGGGAAATAGTTACTTGGCTATTGGCTGGGTCAATAGAGTGGACATAGAGAATCTCATCGTCAATCTGGATAAAGCCACGACCAAGGACTCCTACATCGTGAAGGGTAAGAGTTGTTGAGGTAGTAGTAGCAGAGGTAGTAAGCCATGTGGTTGCCTCTGTAGCAATGGAGTATCCGTGAAGAAGCGTATCAACGCGTTCAGCCAAGTCATTAAATGTACTCATAGGTCAATACTCCTTAGGGCATCCACGGCAGACTTGCCTGTGGTTCCAGCCAGTTCATTACAGATTGCTGTCAAGCCTTTGAACTGGTCAGGGGTTCTAGTGCTACTTGCTTTGTAGTTCAAGGCTCCCAGTAATCCTTTGCCAGATGTTCCTGCATAGGCGTTAGCAGCCCCCAGAAGCCCTTTAAAGGCTGCCAAGTCTGTGACTCCAGCCAGACGGTTTAACTCACCGACTAGCGTGCTTCCTGCTGCTCCTGTTGCCATTACTTAGCCTTTCTCCGTGCTGCTGCGTTATCCACAAGATTTGGATATGGTCTGCCTGCCTTCTTTGCGGCAGCCTTAGCCTTAGCCTTTTGTGCTGGGGTCAATGGAGTTGATTTTTTATTAGGGTTTGGTTTATCCCAAAATGCTTTTTTCTTCATTACCATTTCACCTTATCTGCCCAGTACGCTGCGCTCATCTTGCCCTTGGCAATGTTCTTCGCATGGCGTGCTTTAAATGATGCTTGTCGTGCTGTTGGCTTCTTGTCGCCACTAACACCCTGTTGACCAAAGCGAATAGTCTTAACCTGCTCTCCCGACTTAGCCACAACTACATGTGACTTTGTTGGATGGCTAGGCGTACGCTTTGGTTTATTAAAACCTGATACTCCTGCTCGCTTTAGTCTTGGGTCTGATGCCATAATTACTTCTTCTTTGTAGCCTTCTTAGCAGCCTTCTTAACCATCTTTATTGGCTTGCCAGTTGCTTTGGCTTTTTTCATGGCTGCCATCTTGCCTGCTTTGTCGTATGAGAATTTCTCTCCGTTTACCATTGGCATTGTTTTCCCCTTATTAGTTGTTGGTTGTTAGTCGTCATCTTCATCATCTTCGTAGTCATTGCCTGATATTTTTTCAATAGGCTTTGCTGGAAGAATCCAATCTGGGTAAGAATCTCTATCTAGTATCAGCCAGAAAGCCATGTCCTCTGAAAATCCAGCACGCTTTAGTGACTTGTAATACTCGTTCAAAGAAATCGCATAGGCATCAAGAGCGGAGTAAGTATCTAAGTCTATAACTTTTTTCTGTCTTACAACAGGTTTTTTCTTTTCTGCCATGGCTCCTCCTTTAGTCTTTGAATCCTCTTGTGTCTCCATTAAAGGCTTTGCCAGCCTTATTGGAAATGTCTACTGCTGCCTGTATCTTTGCCATGGATGTTCCAGTTGGCTGGATGCCTTGCTTTCTAGCATCTCTATACGCTTGCAATTCCGCTTCAAACTTTTTCTTAGGCATACTCGCTGATGAGTTTGCATCGCCTGTCCCGAACTCTAAGTTCGATGCTCGCAGACACTCGCCCCAATTAGCGTGGTCTTGCGTTGGACAGCCTGTTCTACATGCCATTAAATTTCCTCCAGGAACTCTCCGTAACCTGCTGAGGTTAAACGGACTGCGGCTTCATCATCTACTTCATAGATATGCCCGCCTAAATAAACTTCTTCTGCTGCTATTACTTCCGTAAGCGATGGGTATCTGTAGGAGGAATACACGCCTTGCGTACGGAGAACTGAAATGCCTTGATTTAGTGTCATACGAGAAAACAAAGGACCGCCACCTGCTGGGGTTTCTTCAACTGTTGGTGTTGTAAATCTATACATGTTATATCCTTAGTTAGAGGGGAGCAGAGCCGTAGCCCTGCCCCCCGTTGCAACTACAATGCTGCGATTGAAGAACCTGATTCAATGCGGAACAAAGATTCTTCGCGGTAGCGAGCGAATCCAAGTACGCCGTACCAACCGATTGGTCGGAAACGCATGAGTGAATCTGTGACTGGTCCGATAACAACATTTGGCTCAACTGCTACAGCCTCTGCAAGTGCCTGCTTTCCAGCAACGATTGTGCTGTAAACGCGAGTTACTGGAGTTACTGTAACAACAGTTGTTGCTGTTACTGGAGCAGTATGTGCCACATTAACAGTGATTGTTGTTGTAGAACCTACGGTTGAGATAGCAGAAATCTTGGCTGTTGTAGCAATGCCTGTTCCTGAAATCTTATCGCCAACTTCTGCGCGAGTAGCAATTACTGCAGTTGAAGCAACACCGAGCGTAAACGCTGCAGATGCTCCCGCTACTGTTACTGCTGTTGTTGCGAGTGTTGCCTGGTCTGCACCTGACTTAGATGATGCCATACGGTTTGTTTCAACAAAGAAAGCACCTTCGTATGTACCAATAGTTCCAGCCCAGAGGTTACCCTGACCTGAATCTGTCATCTGGTGAATATCGCGCCATCCAACATTGCCTGTCTCAGCACGAAGGTCGTGTGAAACTTCTGGGTGGATGCCTGTCCAGTAGAGGTTACCCTCGCGTGGTACAGCCTTGCGTGAACGCAACTTTGCGACAATCTTGCGGATGTCTGCTGAATCAACATTTGCTGCCGCTGTGACGGTTGCTGTTGATGTCGCTGTTGCACCTGCGTACTGAACATAAGTTCCGCCGTTAAGTGCAGCCATTGCAATCTGGTCAATGGAGTCTGCCATGTTGTAGGCAATGATGTCTGCAACTGCTGGGTCAACATCTGAAAGTGAGAACAACTGCAACTTGCGTGTAACAAGTGCGCCGTTACCCTTTTCTTCTAGTGTGACAGAAACGGTTGATACATCTGGTAATGCCACTGCTGTGACATCTGTTGTTTCTCCGAGTGTTGAAGTAGCAGCCGCCAAGTCGTTGTAGAGTGAGAATACAACGGTTGAACCTGGCATGGCTTGCTGTGCTGGGCGCTTGTCTGCCACTGAACGAATCATTGGCTGGCTGCGCAGAGCGAACTCAACATAGCGGTCATACGCTGTCTTGATAAGACCAGCGATTGCTGTTGTGTCTGTATATGCCATTTAGTTCACCTCCTAAGGTGATTGGTAGTTTGTAAGTTAATTGATGCCAAGGATGGCGTTCAAGGCTGCGGGACCCTCTGCGGATAGAATCTTTGCTAATGCATCTTCATCAATCGTTGGCGCTGTTGCGCTGTTGATTGTGCTGTTGATTCGTTTTGCAGCAGAAATATCTGCGCTGTCTTGTTTTGCTTCTTCTGGCGGGGTAACCCCAAACACATCGCCGTATTCGTTAAGCCATCCTGCGATTGCTTCTTCTCCCTCAATATCTTGTGGGATAAACGCTGCGATTTTTGGGTTGATACCCTTTGCTGTAAGTACATCCTTGACTGTACGCTGACGAGTCTGTATTTTCAGACCGTTAGCCTCTGCCTCAAGTTCCTTTAAACGCTTTTCCAGCGTTCGGTTTACCTTGCGTAGTTGCTTAACGACATCTCCACCTTCTTCGGTGAAGTCATCTTCGTCATCGTATTCGTAATTGGTAGCCATCTACCTATCTCCCTTGTTAGTTGTATTCGCAATCCACAAACACGGTTCGGGGAAACCATGTCGGCTATCGCTACCAGACTATTACGCTGACGGGGCTGGTGGGTCCGTTCAGGATTCTATTTATTGGTTAGTGGTACTTCTTAGTGAAGTAGCACCTACGCCGCTAGTACCACCGAAACGAAACTTCGTTTCTCTTTCGGCTCTGCGTTGTGAAGCAAGGATTGAAGATTGTTCTTGAGCAATCGCTGCGTTGACTGCTTCGGTGTCGGTGTAAGCCTGACCTTCGATACCTGCAAGGCGTGACTGCGTACGAGAAAGTGTCTTAGCCTGCCCAAAGTCTTTCTTGAGCGCTGCCAAATCTGCAGTACCAGTGGCTCCGATAAGTGACTCGGCATAACCTGTACCCATTGCACCTTTACCACCAAGGTCAGTGAACCCAGCGAAGGTAGCAGCAGCACCAATCTCAGCAGCACGAACCTGCTTCTTAATAATGTCCATACCCTTAGCAGGGTTGAGCAAATATGAAATAACGGCTGAGTCATCAATCTCTGGGTAGTAACCCTTGAGTTGCTTAACTACATCTGTGTTATCTGCAACGCGAGTCTTGGCGATATTTACTCGCTCCTCAAATTCGCGTGGTGAAACTAAGTTGGCAATGTACTTACCAAGTTCAGCGCGAGTACCAAATAATCCAGCATCTAAACCGTAGGCTCCGAGTGTTTGAAGGAAACCTTTTTCCATTGAAATGTAAGTAGCCTCGTTAATAGCCTGACCTGCATCTCGCAAAGCCTGCATACCTGGAAAACGCAACTTGTAAGATGGTTGCTTAGGCAGTTCAAGTTTAATCTGCGATGCAGTAAAGTCTTGACGAATCATGTCATCAACGGTATCCGCTAAATCAGCAAGACCCATTTCTGAAAGCGCTGCTCTAAATTCTGCTTGCGCTGTTTTCTTGGCAGCGTTCTCTTGTTCTTTCTTAATACGAGCAGTTTCGGCTGCAGCGGCAGCAGTTGAATCAGAAGCCTTTTTTGTTGACCAAGTAGTAACAAAGGCGGTGAGTTCTTCTGGCGAGTTAAAAGTTTTTGTCTGCCCAGTATCTGGGTCAGTCCATGTAAAAGTTTTGCCTGGCGGTGTATCAACATTTACATCTTCGCCTTGACCTATTTCAGCATCTTCTGTACCAAGAATCTTGCCATCGCCTGCGATTGGTTCTTCTAGGTCAGGTTCTGGTGGCGGAGTTACGGTATAACCAGTTGCAGTACGAGTTGTTCCAGTAGGAATTGGACCAACGAACATGCCGCTTGTATTTGCTCCCACTGTAAAAGCAGGAGTGAAGTTAGGAACAACTGTACCTGTAGGCGCTGCGACAGGAGACATGCCAAGTATTTTGCGTTCGGCATTAGTAAGCGTTTCACCGCTTTGAAGTTTTCTTAATGCTTCTCTTGAATCCGCCATTATCCGCTGAACCCAAATGTTCGTGCAAGGTCAAGAGCCATATTGCTGTATGTTTCCTTTGCATTTTTTGTATACTGCCATAGTTGGTCTTGCTTAACTTGCTTAGTGAAGTCAGCAAAAGTACGGGCATTACCAGTGGTGTTATCAACAACCTTACCCATGAGGTCATCCCATGTGATTGCTGTTGAGTCAACCTCAAGTAAGTTAGCCATCTGTTGGCGGTAGTTATTGGTTACTTCATACAGGCTACGCCCAGCCTTTAAAGATTCAGCAAACGGCTTGTATGTTGGGCTATCCATTGCTTGCTGCTTAACGGAGTAGAGCCAGTAGTTAGCATCTCTGCCATCGTTAGGGTCAAGCAGGGAGAAGTTAATCTCCTTCTCAAGTGCTGAGTCAATCTTAACGCCGTACATGTATGCCTGGTTCTTAACCTTTTCAAGAGTGGAACCAAGGGTTCCTCCACCTGTAAACATAACATTTGACTTGGTTGCAATAAAATCTTCTAGTTGTGAATCATCCCAGTTGTTCTGGATGGTCTGCATAGCAAGACCTTTAATGAATTCTGAGTTGTCAATTAACTTGCCAGTGGCTGGGTCAGTTGACATTGCCGAGATACCAAGGGTATCCAACTTAGCGGCAATGGTTGACATCTTGTTTTGAACCTTCTCGGTGAAGGTAGATGCATTGCGTGGGTCAGATGTCTCAAGAAAGAAAGAGCGCATTGATGGCAAGGTTGTCTGCCACCAGATGGTTCCCTTAAGTATTTCCATAAAGGTTTTCTCGGTGTACTTAAAAGTCTTAGCATCCTCAAGAAGTTTATCAATCTGAGCCTTTTGAGTTTTGTCCTCAAGGGAAGCAAATGTGCTACGCAGGTATGACACCCAAAGCGTTTTAGTATCCAAGCCATCTGCTGGAGGAGGAGTTACAACTTTATCGCCAGACTTAGCCTTTGGTGCTGGTTTTACAGGAGTAGTTGGTTTAGCATCAATGGTATCTGGGATGCCATCTTTATCGCTGTCCTTTATACTACTCTTAGGTGTAACAACAGGAGGAGGAACGGCTGCTGGATTTTTATCATCAAAATTATCAAGCGCTGTTTGGGCATCTGTTTTTTCTTTTGGAGTGCCATAATCGTTAGCACGGGTAACTTCGTCAACAAGTTCTTCGCGCTTTGTTATACTTTTCTTTGTTTCTTTTTTGCTCTTTACAGCAGTTTTTTTCTGACGAATAGCATCTTGTTGTGCTTGAGCCGTTTTAATAGCATCTAAAGCGCTTTTGTATTTTGCAGTGCCTGGCTTATTAGCAGCAAGGGTTCCCTTAAGTTTATTGATTTCAACATTAAGTCGAGCAAGCGTTGCATCATCGCCAGTTAGACCATAGTAACTGTCGCCCTGTGCGCCACCTGCGCGTGGGTTAACTATCTCAGCCATTAGCGTGTACTCCTAACATCAGCAGCAACCTCGTTGTAAATAGCATCAAGGTATGTATTTTCTGTACGCTTAACAAACTCAGGGCTTGACTGGACCATTGATTCAATAGCCTGTTGACGACCACTGACACCTGTATCTTGGCTCTGACTTAAGAAAGCATTTACACCTTTGCGGTACTCAACGCCTACGGCATTGCGACCCAACAACTGTTGGTAGACAGCCTGAACATAGGCTGATGCTTCTTGCTCAGTAAAGACAGTACCGCCGCCTTGAGCAGCGCCACCGCTTGCTGCAAGTTGCGCAAGGATGGCATCAAAGTTTGCTGACTTTGCTGCGCCAGTGCCAGCAGAGGTGCCAGAGTTTGTCTTTGGCTTATCTTTTTCGTCTGCCATTACACCACCACCGAATCGTTAATAAAGTAACGGTTAAAGAATTCCCCAAACTCAGGGCTTTCTGCAACCAACTGTGTTTTAATTGCGCTGAATACATCTGAAACATCCGCATTGCTTTTTGCTTCTAGTGAAGCAGAGCCACCTAAGCGGTCACGCTGAGCAAGAACTGCAGCAATCTTCTTACGAATATCTAAGTAGACTGCAAGTGATTTAACTACTGGGCGCTCGCCATTGGCGGTCATCCAAGCCTTATCTTGTAGCGCTGTCTCAAGAACTTTTGCACGGCGTTCATACTTGCCTCTATCTGGTGAGATGTACTCTGAGTACCAGTCGAAGTTAACTTCTGCAGTTGCCTTAACCCATAGTCGCTTTGCTTCCAAGTGGTTAGCAAGGCGTGGGTCGCGGTCTGATGAGATACCGTTTTGAATCTTGAAGGCATCAATGCCATCCATAATTCTTCCAAACTCAGTCCAGCCACGCTTAACATTGGCATCGCGTACAAGTTCTGCAGGGTTACGATTCTGACGGTAAGTATTCTTTGAGCCAGGGTATGCACCTTTACGGTACTGCCATTGGTATGCTGCTTGGCTAAATGTGTACTGACCATCAAAGTCATTGGCAAGGAAGCCAATTAACTCTGAGTTATCAGATGCCTCTGCAGTAGCCATTAAGTTGCTGTACTTCTTAAGGTTACGCACTGTCTGTACATTTGCCTCAAGCCCGCCTGGACTCTTAGAAAGACTTACAGTAGCCTCGAAGTAATCTGGGTACATCTCAAGGAACTTAGCCTCTGCTTCGCCTGGTCCGTATTGTTCCTGGAACTGACGGAACGCACGCTGGTAGAAATCCATCTCAGGTGCGATAGCAAATGGTGCAGAGATTGAAGTCAAAGCGCGAAGCATAAAGAACTTGTTTGTCTTATCAGTAATCTCTTTTAATGTAGGTTCGTCTCGCTTACCTGCATTGTAATTGTATGTTTCATAACGAAGCATTTGATTAAAGGTACGGACATAAAGTTCATCCTGTGTCCACATCGTTGTTAAACGGCGTAGTACAGCAGGGGTAAACAAGTCTGTTACCTTCTGTGGCTGACCCGCTGGGAACAAAGGCTCAAACGCTTCTTCAAGTTCTGGGCGGCTCTTAAGAATCAAGTACGCTGGAGCGACAAGATAAGGACCAGCACCTGGGTTACCAGGTTGACCCTGTGTAATAACATCAAGGCTTTGCAGCGGGATGTTAATGTTCTTAAATGAGTTTTCAACAATAGGCTTCCAAGATGCTGGTAGCGAATTGATGAATCCTTGCGGAACCTGAATAACTAGGTTTCCGCCTGCGCCAATCTGGGTAGCATCTTCGATGCGGTTACCATCTTGGTCTACAACTAACTGCCCATTAACTACTTGAGCAATGGTTCGTGAAATGTTAGTTAAGACAGAAGGGTTCTCTGTAACGATACCGCCCCAACGCTTAATAGTATTCTCATAAGCCTTATAGAACGGGAACATCAAAGACATTACCGTGCTAGATGATGCACCCGTACGGCGAACAATCGTAAAGAGTGTGCGCTCTACTTCTTGGCGTGCTTCTTCTCTTGCACCGCGTACTGCACGGCTAAGTTCTTCTGCCGTTAAACGGTCAGAGCCTTTGGCTGTAGCCATCTGGTCAATGTTCAAACGCAAACGGCGAGAGTAAACACTCTGCGTTAGTGGATGACGAGCAAATACATCTTCTGGCAGTGAGCCAAGGAAGCGCATTACACGGCGGTTAAAGGTATCAATAAGGCGCTCTTGGTCTTTGTATTCTTTAGAGGTAGTAACAAGGAGTCCATTGATTTCAGGCAAGTTCTCTGGGTTCTTACCAAAGCGATTCATTAGATAATCTTGAACTTCGCCGCCTGTCATTGGTCTACCCTCTGGGGTAGCCGCTGAAAGGAACAAGGCTGTTTCCTCATCTGGGATGTAAACCTTTACTGAGTTGCGAGTTACCGCAATCTTTTCTGCAAGGTGTTCATCAAGTTCACCAGCACGCAACTTAGTAAATCCAATGCCTTCACCAACGCGGGTGTAGGTATCATTGGCATACTTGCTGCCTTCAAATGTCTTGAACCACTTAAGTAAGTCTGTGTCAGTGGCACCATCTAGGATTTGACGAACCAATGGGTCCATAATTCCTGATTCTGGGTCACGGAAATGCATGTTAAGTATGTTTGACCAAGCCTCAAAATAGCGTGGGTCGTTAGGCTTAACTCCACTTACTGTGCGTGAACCTATGCCAGTTGTGAACGCCATCTCCTGTGAAGATACCATTGCGTTCCAAGTCTGCTCAGCAGATGTACGACCAAGGAACCAAGATGCACCTTCAAAAGCATTAGGCAAATCATAGGCGTGACCATTAGCATCAACACTCATTGTGCCATAACCAGTGCGTGACTTGATTGCATTGCTTTCGGCTGCAGTAATTCGAGCGCCAATGCGGTCTGCCATATCATCAAGATGTGCATGCTGCATTGCATAGATGCGCGAGAGATTTTCAGCAGCATCTTCAACACCATTGTTAATCATAGCGTGGACATTTTCAGCAGTGTAATAAGGGTTAACTGCGTTGTCTCTGCGTTGTACCTTCTGGCGCTTTACTGCCTGATGACGAGCCATGCGGCGTTCTTTAGCAGTTGCAAACTTCTGCTCCATTGCTGGAAAGTCCTCAACAACTTCTGCTAATTTTTCTTCATCAAGTTTAGAAAGGTAAGACTTAACGCTGTTGTCTCGACCTTCTTTACCAATAGTGCCAGGAAGAACAATGTGGCTTACGCCACCTGCACGCTTGTCATCGGCAACAACTAAACGACCATAGCCGTTATCTTTCATAACTTTTGTGGCTGGGTCATTTGCATCTTTCCAACCCTTGCCAGTTACCCAAGCACGGTAAGCCTTTTGCTTGCCACCGAAGGCAGCATCTTTAATCTCTACAGGGATGTCGCCCCATTGAGTCATATACAGTGGCTTGCCATAGGCACGCACTGGGGTTACTGAACCCTTAACTGCATTGACTCTAAAGACAGGGCGTACAGACCAATCCTTAAACAAGACTGTTTCTAGGTCATCTGATTCGCTAGTAAGTACGAGTGTTTCGTAATCAATAGCCTTAACCTTTTGCCATCTGTTACCACGCTTGACTTCGACTGAGGCACCACTGTTAACCGCATCAATCATGTCTGACTGTAGGCGAAGCATTGCTTCGTTGAGTACATCTTGGCGCTTAGGAGAAGGTAGTTTAACTTCTTCTACGATTGCCTTAAGTGTGAAAACTGGCTGAATTGCTGGACTGCCTGGAATTGCTGGTTGTCCTTCAATAATGTTGACAACTTCAAACTTTGTGCCAGGTGGTAAAAGAACTTCTTGTTCTGCAACAAAAGAATTTTCTCCAAATTTTGACCCAGATTTTTGGTACCCAGGAACTGAAACATTTTCAAAGTCTCTATAAGTAGCATTAACATCTAAACCTCTTGTGCCTTTAGGCAACTGGATTCTTACTATTGTATCTTTAAAATTGCCCTGGCTATCTGCAAATTTGCCAGCAAATTTTTCAGCACCACGGTACTCTTTAGATGTAGATGTAAAACCTTTTTCGGTAATAACATCGCCAACTTTTGCATTAAGAATATCTTGGTTATTAGTGCCACGAAATACAACTGTATTTTCTTTAATAACACTTCTTTGAATAGCGCGTTTTAAATCTTCGATTGGAAAATTTCGAGCAAGGTCTTTTGCTAAATCTCCAGTGGGGTTTCCGCGAAGGATGTTTTGAACACTTACTCTCCCGTTTAAATCGCCTTGAACATACTTATCAACAGCGTTCATTTCAATAGCGGTCATACGCTCAGTTACAGCAGTAGTACCAATTTCCTTAGATATTGATTCTGGCTTCTGACCAAGGCGACCTGGGCGACCTGATGGTGTGTCAATGTACTGTTCAACTGACTTGATAATGCCGCCTGATGCGTAACGATTAGCAATCGTAGGCGAAGCAGATAGGGCAAGAGAGCGAGTCTTGTCAAGATTAAATACATCATCTGCGCTACCGTGGTAAAGAGTTACTGACTCTAAATCCTCAAGTGCGCCACGAAGGGTGCGAAGTTCATCCTCTACATTGAGCGGACCAGTATCTCCAGTAAGGCGCAGTCTAAATCTATCGCGCTCAATCTCACCGATGCGAGTTGATACAGCCTTAGCAAGTTGCTGACGGCTCATATCTACTGCACGAAGTTGGTCAATGCCTGTAGCAAATTCATATTGTAAAGTCTTTAAATCATCAACCTTGCCAGACATAACATTTACCTGGTCAATAAGACGGTTGAATCCAACCTTACGGTTATTGAAGAAGCGTGCAACGCCATCCTTGCCACCTGCTGCAACCATTGCTGGTAGAGCGAAACCCTTTGCAAGCATAGATAGTTGCGCTTCTGTAAGGTTACGAACTGTGTAACCAAGGCGCATCAATACCGATGTCTTGAAGATGTCATTGATTGTATTGAGTACAGCCAAGCCGCGCTCTGTACGCATTGCAATTTCTTCTACTTGAATACCATCAAGGAGTCCTGGCAATGTCATTTCGTGTGCATCAATACCGTGCTTAAGTTTGCGTAAGTCTGCAATAACAACAACATTTGCAGATTCGCGCTGTAGCACTGGAGCCTGAGCAGCAATAACCTGACCGTTCTCCATATAGGAAACAAAGCCTTGGTCATTATGCTTCTTGATTGCGCTCGCACGGCGAGCATCAAATACTGCGTAAAGTGTATCTAGTTGCTGCTTATCGTAATTAGGAAAGAGTGTTTCCATAGCATCACGCTCAGCACGCTTAATTGTATTTAAACGCTCACCTGGCGTAACGCTTGCAAGATACTCATCTGCATAGGCTGCAGCCTTAGCACCGAAGTTACCCCTTGAAAGGGAGTTAGCCTCACGCAAGAAAGCATTGAACTCCACATAGGAGTCACCATCGTTTACATTGAAGGCACCGCTTGGCAGTTCCTTTGTAAAGTGATTAACAACTTTAATAATTGGATGCAGTGAAGATGCTTGGAATATGGCGGAATCTGCTTCTGCAAATGTCTCACGCGCTTGCTTAGATGACTTTGCAGCCAA